CCAAATTCTAGCCCTGGACTGTCGCCATCTGCTAGTACTATCACCGTGTCGAAGTCATCAAGTATCTTGCTGTAATAAGGCTTCCAGTTGTTAGCACCTGGTATGCCTACGGCTGGATGTCCTGTCTTGGCTGCCACCGTAATACAATCTATCTCACCTTCGGTGACACAGATATATCCGTTGGCTGTTAGAACTGTCTGAGCATTGAACATAGTTGTCTTTGCTCCTGGTAGTCCTATGTACTTAGGGTCTTCGCCCCTGATACTACGGAACCGTAGGTCAACCACCCCTGAGGGGGTGACGTAAGGTATAACTAACTTACCCTTGTAGCCTTCGTGTCCTGGAAATGGATTGTCCACTACTCCTAGGTGAAACATCTTTGTGTCTTCTACCGACAGACCCCGCGTTGCTAGATAGTCTGCTGCTTGGTTTATGTGTTTGGCGTATTCTGTCGCTGCCTGTAGGAGAAATTGCCTCTGCGAATTTGACAGCCTCACGATAGTTACCTCCTTCTTTGTGCATAATTAAATCGTAAACATCTCCACCGACACCGCATCCGTGGCATTTGAATCTACCTTCATCAAAGTTAACTCCAGCAGATGCGTGTTTATCTGTGTGGAATGGGCATTTTATCTTGCGCCAGCCGTGCCCGCCTGACGGCACGGCGGCGCCTACATACTCTAGGTATGCAGCAATACTATGTTTTTCCATCTGCTTGTTTTAAGAGAGCGAGCCATACCTTTGCTGGCATAGTTGCATACCACTCACCTACGTCTCCTTTTCCTTTGCGTTTGTGAAGCACGGTTCCTGTCCACGCTCCATCGTTCTTCATCTCTACTTCTAACTCTGCTGTCCAGCCTGCAAGGTCTAACTTAGCGTGGTTCTTAATCTCTATTGTTACTCCTGGTATGCCACTGATGTCACCTTTATCAAGGGTAGCACCTGCTAATCTGCGGTCTGCGTAGAGATAGCCGTTGGCTTTAAGCCAAGCAACTACATCCCGTTCTGCTCCGCTACCTTTGCGCTTGGCTGCACTACTCAATTGCTGCCAATGCAATCTTAGTTACTTGTGCTTGAACCGTATTGTAAAGAGTATCGTTGTTATACAACTCATCAACTACTATGTTCCATTCACCATCTGTTAGTGCTCTGCCTATTGATACTTCTACATCTTCTCTGCTGAATGAACAATCCCATATTTTAATTTCCATTACATTGTCTCCTGTGCGTATTTGATTTGTACATCTTCTAGATACATACTGTCAGGGTTGAAGGCTAGGCTGACATAGTTGTTACCTGTCTGGTCTGCTCGCCCGTATCTGTTCTTGACTGGGGCTACACATAGATAGGTTTCATCACCCTGTTTCATCTGACCGATAGTTAATACCATTGCTGGTATCTGATTGACCAGCCCTTGTACTGCTGACCTAGGCTGGCAAGGATAGTTATCAAAGCCTTCCTTGGTATGGTGCAGAACAAGAACGGCAGAGTTGGTATCTCTTGCAAGATACTTTAACTCCTTCATTGCTGCACGCATACCCTGGAATTCTTCGTGTCCATCCATTGCAATATCCATTAGGTTATCTACAACTATAAGTGTAGGACTTCTACCCCAAACTGTTTCAAATGCACTGACCTCTTCATCTAAATCTTTAAGAGTGGGAGTGGATTCAAAAGACCAGAACAAATGATTGTTAAGGGTAAGTATATCTTCTGCTGCTTGTGGCTCACGCTTGAGCATCTGTTCTGCTGCTGTCTGTGTAATGCGACTAGACATAGCAAGTAATCTCATAGCCATAGTGTGAGCGTTAGTATCTGCGCTGAAGTACAGCGTAGGTACCTTTGCCCTGGCTGCAATAGCCAGTGCGATAGATGATTTACCAGCACCTGGAGCGCCAGCAATCATTGTAATTTCTGCACGGCGCAGGATAATTCCTGCCCGTTCAAATGCAGCAAAGGCAGGCGGTAATGGTTCTCCGCCTACCTCTGCTTTGTTAATGCTGCGTCTGAGTGTACGCATTACTTCACTTGTTCAGCAACAAATGTATTCCATTCTGGTGAGCCTGCTTTGACATATACATTTCTGCACTTGTCAATTGCACCCTTCTGTGCTGGGCAGAAGTAACCACGATAAGTGGAACCATCTTTACCTGTCCCTTGGATAGCAGTCATCTTGCCGTGAGGGCAATTCTTGCCACCGATTGATTGAACAACTGGTGCTGATGACCAGCCTCCAGTGTCAACGATAGATGTACTGAGTGCTGCTGCTACCTGTGCTGGTGCCATTACTGCTGGTGCTGTTGCTTTGATGGCTGATTCAAGTTCTGTTACTGCTGACTTGATAGCCTCCAATGCTGTTGCTACCAACTGGTCTAGTTCATCTCCGTGCTCTGCACGGACTGTTACTAGTGAGCCTGCTGTTGTCTTAACTGTGATACTGATAGGTGCTTCAGTGCTAGCCACTGATTGTCTCCTGTTCTTCAAATGGAGTAACGAGACCTTTCTTGTCTCGCCACTGTCTTACTTTCATTGCGAATTGTACTCCCTTCCAGCCCTCTTTAATGTCTATCCAAACTAATTTGCATAGACCAGTTCCTGCTGGAAGGTGGATGATAACTGCTTTCTCTTTATTGATATCACCCCAATTACCACGGCGACCCGTAGCAACGTCATACGGGGAGCCGTTGGCGTAAATTGCTAACTGAATAGCAATGTTATTGGGATGGTCAATGCGACCAGTCTTTATATCTGCAATGAACTTCTCACCTTTATATTCAATTATCCTGTCGGGAGTACCAGCAATCTTGTACTTATCCAACACGCAGAATTGTTCTATAAAGAACTTCTTGAGATGTCCTGTTGCTAATTCATAGGCTCGGATGTCCGCTGCCCACTCGTCTGGTATTGGGCCAGGTGACTGTCCCAAATCTAGTTTCTCTGCTATTGCGTGTAGTGCTGTGCCGATACTGGCTGCACGCCCAGCGCCTGCTACTTCCATAGCATCTTCTATTAACTTATTGATAGCCATCTTGTCATCACCTGCTGCGCTGATGGCTAGTAATAAATCACTGCGTACTGTTAAACCTATTGCAGCCATACGCATCTTCCAGGCTGTTAGTGCTGAGCCGTCATCTAAACTGTTAGCAATTGTAGTTGCTCTTGTGTAAGCAACTGGCTTGCCTCCTGCTTTAGGAATTATTAATGGTCGTCCGTACCTATCACGTTCTATTTCTATTTTCATATGTCCCTTGTCTCCTTGTAAAAGAGACGGGCTGGAAAAGGAGACTAATCAAACTCCAGCCCATCTCAGTAGGCAGAGTGTATCAGATAGAACGGGTATCTGATTGCTCTGATGTGAGATGGCATTGGCAAGCACACTGTCTCCTTAATGCACGGATACCGATGACCACGATACCCCCGCATTCTTTGTGCTTACCTGCCATACATTTACTAGATAGCAGTGCCTCATCATAGGTATGGTCTGCTATCTTGGGCATTAGTTAATCTTGCTCTGTGCTTTTGATATCAATTTGCCAGTCATATAACTCACCATCGCCATTAAGGTCGGCAGATAACTCATTCATTACATAGTCATTTGCTTCTTCTTCGTTGGATGCATAGATATGTTGAACCGTAAAATCAATAGTGCCAATGACTGTCCATAGTCTTTTGAGTTCATCAGTACCAATGCTTTTGAGTAGTTCATTGACATCATCTACAGTGCAAGTTATTTCATCATCACCACCATCGCTACGCTCCTGGAAGAACTCACGAACTTTATCTCTTATATCTACAATCTTTCCATAGCGTTCAGATGAAGTAACTCGGCAGTCACTTAGTTGTGTGCGTAGTGCATCGCGTTCAGTGATGGCTGCGATAGCCATCTCTTCGGTGAACTTAACTGTTGTTCCGTCTTTATCTGTATATATAATTTCCATTGCTGTCTCCTTATGCTAGTGCTAGTTCTTGTGCTCTTATTTTTAGGCTATCACTGCCACCTGACATTGTTCTAACGCCTAGTGACTTTGACTTACCTGGTTTGCCGTGGTCGGCATACTCAATAACTGCCTGCCATAGACCGAAGGCAGTGTCTCGGATGTTCTCCTGAGTAGGACTGTTCTCGTATATGTCTAGGCTTCTGGCTCTGTGATTGAGGGCATTGGTGCGTTGCATCTTCTCACCTGCAGATAGCAATGGGATAGGTGCATCTTCTATTTTACTAGGCAATGGAAATACTTTCTTGAAGTAATCCACTGCATACTGGCGGGTAACCTGACGTTCAAGCATTGCTTCTGACATAACTGTGTAGTCATCAATAGTTGTGTAAGCAATATCAAGAATGCCACGGACATCATTAACATCTAACTTAGAGTTAGTTGTATGACGTAGCATATAGGTACGCTTCTTATCAGTAGCCCGATAGATTTTGTTAATCTGATTGTGACAGAATAACCGTTCGATAATAGGGCGGATAAGAACAGAGCCACTACCATCGTGTGTAGTTTTGGCTAGCAGGAATGCTGCGTGTGGGTCACCTTTGATTTCCATTTCAATAGGCAACTGCATAAGCATCCATACTTTGGCACCTGCTGCATACTCACCTGCTGCTGCATACCGTGCATCTCCTGAATCAATCAGGGTATCTAGCACTGAGAATACTTCAGCATTTTGTAGCGGCTTGTACTTGTTGCCGACAATACCAAGTGGTATTACCTCACCTGCTGGTGTTGTCTTAACAACTGCTTTCTTGTTATTGACTGGTATGTGGAAGGGTAATCCTTTACCTGGAATCTGATAGGTAGTGGTCACATCGTGTAGTGATACCGACCAGTCAAGTCCTGCTTGTCTGGCTACATCACTGGCTGATGTGGCTGTCACTGCCACACCAGATTTAGTCCAGGCTGATTCGTTCTTTGCCGCTATCTGCGGCCTGTTGATTACCTCTGTGGTCATTGCTGTCTCCTTTATAGGTATCTTGCTATTGAATTGTATGTAGAAGTAGATATTACTTCTTCATCAGTCAGTTGAAGGATACGAATAGTATTACTTATTTCTTCCTTCATATCTTTATAATCACTGATATGCATTGTTTCAAACTCACGTTGTGGTTCAACTGGAAACTCATTCTCCTTAACAGTTAAATCAAAATCAACATTGAGATTGCCAGACCATTGACGATAGTTAGTCCGCATATTTTCTGCTTTTGATATGTTATCGGTTGCAAACTTGATAACATCTTTGCGCCATTTTTCTGTAGCCTTTTGATATTCTTTTTCGGCTTGGTCTTGTGATGTGTAGTCAAGTTCTAACTTGGCTAGCGCTTGTTGCAATGCAGTAATTACTTTTGCTGTAGGTAATTTTACATTGATTGTTCTGTTGTTTCCTTTTGCCATACTGTCTCCTTTGTTTAGTACCAGCCGTGCTTGCGCCAATGCGCCCACGCTACTGATGGTTTGCCGTACCGATGTTCGATATACGCCAGGCCCCGAGCAATTTGTTCGGGGGCTGGCGTGTTAGATTCCAGTCCTAACAACTGTGGTATCCCATACGCTGATGACTTAGGGTTATCTGCTGTGTGGTCCCACGCAGATTCTTTACCCCATAGTTTTGACAACGCACGGAATTCTGATTTGGTATCCCATTGTTCATACTGTGCTGACATCAACGCCTTCGCATAGTATTTGCTCAATGATTTGGTCCATATGATTTCCTTCTGTACATTCTTCTGCGACTCGTCTTTGTCTAAGAACTGTTCTGCTGCTTGCATTGCGTGTGACTGAGTCGGAAAGATTGCATACGATACTGTCAATGCCCAACTGAATAGCGCGGCTAACTTGCGTCTCATCTAGTACTCCATCTGTATATGCAATACCCAATGCCAATGAGGTATAGCCAGGTGATTGGTGTTGATATGTGCGGATAGATAACTTCATACACTCTGTATCTCCTTTGTGCTACGGCATATCTCCTGTGCTTTTCTGATTAGATTAAACACTATCAACCTTGAGTTAGCATCAAGTTCATCACATTCTGTTACTAACTGTCTTAGAACTACAACCATTTCGTTCTTGCCAAAACCATAGAACTCTCTGAGCAATATGGCTTGGGCTTTCATTTGTGATGGTAGCAACCCTTGTTCTACTTCCATATATCTTCTCCTACTTTGTCCCAGGCTTCCAATGATACTGGTGCTTCTGCTATTAAGTCTTCAACTGTTTCATTTATCTTGCTTACTTCTACAATCAGAGAGTCTAACCACTTGGCTATCTCTCCTAAGTTTTTTAGATAGTCCTCGTCACGCATTAGCCTATCTCCTGTTCTGTTCTGGCTTTGTCTAGTTCTTCTGGAGTTACACCTACAAGGTTGCCCATATAACTATTGGCGCACGGGTAACAGAAGTTCCTGTCAGATACATACTCATAGTTGGGCACCCATATAGCGGTGCCACATTTAAAACATTCTGCTTCTAGGTTAGTCATTGATAGTCTCCTCTAGTTCTTGTCCGAACATTTGTTGCCAGCATTCAGGATGCGTGCCAGTTATTACCTGTTCACGCAGTGGTGCTGACATACCCTTGAAAGAATCCTGAACATAATTGCCACGCAGATAGTGTAGCAATTCCTGTTCATCTACCATAATAGTTCCTGTCTTATGGCATACAGCGCAGCGCCGTGTCGCGTATACAGTCATCATCTGCGGGCTGCCATTTCTATTTTTAATTTCCTGCGTAGGTTGTGGTATGCCTGCTCCCATTGATGGGCTTTGTATACAGCAATACCTGTCATAGTCATTGTAGATACCAGCGCTATGATGATTGCCAGTGTTGTCATATTATCTAAATACATAGTAGCCTCCTGTGAAAAGTAATGGACTCGTAGTGCTCTGTGTTAGTTACAGCGGGGTTTGTAAAAAAAAAGTAAGGCAGAGCAGGCACCGTAGCGCCTGCCCTGCCTGGAGTTGCTAGGAAAGAACCTCTAACTCGGTAACTATCTGGTTGTCATACCAGGTTGGCTTTGCGCCGTTGCCGTTTTCACGAACGGTGGTGGTCATATAGCCTGAGCAGGTGACGGGAAGTTCGTCAGTGCTGACTAGTAGTTCTTTTAGTCTTGCGACTATTGCTGGGTCATAGATGGTCACTTGGCGTGATGCTATGAAGCGTGAACGGACATTGCCGTCTGGTGTGTATTCAGTTTGTCTTGACTGAACTTGGCCTGTGACGAAATCGCCACGGACTTTTATACCCTTGAGTAGGGCATTGTTGAACTCGAACTTGTTTACTGTAGTCATCTTATTCTCCTTAGGTTATTGTGGGCGAAGCCCCTGTCGCTCGCGACAGGGCTCGCCGTTTCGGTTAGAAGCAGACTGGGCAGTCGGCTTGGTATTTGTTGTAGAGCAGGTGGCAGGATTGGCATACCACCTCTGAGTCAAGGACAGTCATAGAAGTTTCTAAGTCCATAAATCTGTCCGATAAGTTAGTGACAGGCTCAAGGAACTCTTGACGCTCAGTCCCACGGTAGGTTCTGGTTATAGAACCAATCCAGTCGTGACCAGATATAGGCAGGTCAGACCGACTCCAGATATGCTTGTATTGCAGATTGCCTTCATCAACTATTTGATGGGCAACATAGATGTCGCGACTGTCTTTCAACTCCATACAGTCTGGACATAGGGTGTCAAGGGCTTGGCATTGATAGCACATATTTTGTATTGAGATGCCGTTGCTTACTTCGTTCATCATTTCCTCTCTGCTTGCGTCCCGTTGACGCAAAAGCAATTAACTAAAATCGGGAGGCGAGACAGACAGCGCTTGCGCTGACCTGTCATTCCGAGTGTGCTTTGAAGCCGTCCATCTCGGCTTGCCGAGATATAAAGGCTTCAGCGAGGAATTGAGCCGTTGAGCCGAAGCACCATGCGACTAGAGAAGCGCCCTACAATTTTGGCAAGGTTAAAGGCTGGTTGTAAGTTTTGCTGTAATTTTTTATTTCAGATATAAAAATTCTGCAAAAGTTCTACCAGCCAGTCCTTGCCAAAACGGCGATGCCGATAGGATGTTCCAGCGTCCAGGCAATGATTTCTGGCTGCTAGCCAGTCGTGGCGCTGAACATAGACCTTGAACCTACAAGTGAAAGGTCTATGGAGGTGACAACGGAGTAGGCGTGGCTTCAGACACGGCGCGTCCGTGGACGCTGATAGCCTAGAAATTATGGCAGTGTCCAGTGTCTCAGCCAGAGGGCGTGGCGCTTGGCGACACGGAGGGAAAGGTAGTTATAGTTTCTATTCTGTGGCACTGGCTTAGTAATCGGCTTGCCGATTCAGATTTTATTATTAGGCTGGACAGAATAGTTATAGGCCAGCCAGCGCGAC